TCATTAACCTTGTAGCAATCATTACCTCTGTCCACGCATTAGAGGCATGAACAGCACAACGAGTAACATCCGATGCACTTGTGTTAAACTCTACCTTAGATAATGGGATAAGGTTGTAAGGGTTTACCATCTCTAAGTTATTCCCTACAGGCATCATCTTACCATTTACATTGAAACGGAAGTGCATACCTTGCTCACCATCTAAAGGCTTACTCCAGAAAGCGAACTGCCTATCTCCATTGAAGTCTCTATGTATCTCATAGCTTACACCATATACCTCACCATCATATACATACTCTTTAACAATAGGATGTATCTTATATTCAATGCGTTGTGTCTTTGGGTTGTACATACTCTGTAAGTGACAGCTACCAAGTAGCCAAGCAAGTTCTCCGAACTCTCTTACTTTACTATCTAGGTTGTGAGTCTTTTCAGTATAGTAATCATTGAACTCACCATTAATAAATCTTTCAGCAGGTTCTTTTAATAACATAAGTCTACTCTTAGCAAAACGCTTTACAAGTGACATCAATACAGGTGGTATCTGTGATAAGGACTCTGTGCTGAAATACTGCTGTATATGCTCATCAAGGTTTCTATTATAGTAGAAGTCCAATGATGTATTTTTCTCAGCTATAGTATTATCTAACGCACTATATTCTGCATCTTTAACTGAACGCAACACAGCCTCTTTTCCGAGGTCTGGGAGCATTATCTTATCGTGTAATTCCATTATAAACCTTTATGATATGGCATAATCATTCGCCTTTGTATGTTCCTGTATGAACTCCCCCATCTCAGACTCACTTTTGAAATATAAATGTTTACCATAGTAGTGTAAGAACACTATAGTAATAATAACCCCCACTACAATACCTAATAAAAACTCTACCATTCTGTACTAACAGGTACTCGTTTAACAATAGGGTGTTTAAGTGCTATGTAATAACTACAAGCATCCAGAGCATGGGTAAGGGATATGTCTTTAGTCTTTTCAATCTTACCTGCTCTATCTCTTTGACATTGTTCTAAATCTTTTATTAAATACTTACATACAGGATCAACTGTCATCTTAACCCTACCATTCGCATCCTTTAACATTCTATTAAGTGCATTGATTCTATCTATTACAGGGGGATTGGCTTTCTTTGCTATTACTTGAAAGTTGTGGTCTTTTAGTATCTGGTGGTCTGACCTATGGCTTGTTGTTGATCTGGCTGAACCTGCACTATCTGGATATACAGGAATAGATGGAGCAATCTTCTTCATAGAGTTAGCCATCTGTTCTGTATTGCTGTTTGATTGCCTTATCTCATGGAAGTAATGTATAGAGCCATCAGTATATTCACATCCAAGAACAGCACTCATATAGTCCACATTAAAATCAATACCCCAGAATAAATTGGCTGATAACTCTTTAGCCTGTTTAATATGTATCTTCCTATCAAAGTTGTAAGCTACTCTATTACCTGTAGATACAAAATCAGCCATGAACTCACTCTTAAATGTTACCTCATCCATTGTTGATTTAGCCTTGTCTACTTCTTCCTGTGATACAAATCCACCATCTACTGTAGTGTACTGCCATGACTTCCAATCTGGATCATCTGACTGACCTCTAAGATAGTAATCATATAGGTGGTCAAATGAGTTAGGTGTACCAATAAACAAAGTCTCACCTTGTGTAGTTGTTAGCATGGGATAGATAATCTCTTCATATACATTAGGTTTTATATAACTAAACTCTTCCATTACTACCTTGTTAAGTGTTGCTCCTCTAAGATTGTTTTCCTGCTCTGCACCTTTGATTGAAATCTCTGCATTATTTGGTAGCTTAATAGATAACTCTGACTCGTTGATTACAGCACCCTGCCATTGTCGAAACACAGAACGCAACATCGGAAATATTACCATCTTCCCCTGTCTGTATGTCGGTGCAACAAACCATCTCCGTTCCTCTGGCTCTATCTTGTCGTGTAGTAACCACAGAACCGATAATATACTCTTCCCCCATCTTCTCCCTGCAACAACAACCTTTTGCCTCTGAGGTGCTTTTATTATTTCTTTTCTTATTTGGTTTATTTGCCAATCAATCAACTGTAATTATTGTAATGGGTTCATTCTTGTTTGTTACTTCTCTTATCTCTTTAGCTTTGCCTTCTGTTCTATCAGCTATAAACTGAACTGCCCACGGCTTACCTTCCAGAGCGTATTGGAATACTTTATACATAATAACATCGAGCTTACTCTTTCCATCAAGTGTACCCTCTTCATCACCAATCTTTTTAAGTATATCTGGTATTGAGCGTACTTTAGGAGGTCTACCATTGGGATTACCAGACTGCCCCTTTTTAAATGGTTTACCAACAACCTTCTTGCTGTTTCCTTGCTGTTTATCAGCACTCTGCTCTTTCAACTCTTTCTGCTTTCTTCCCACTAAATTCCTCCCACCTTTTTACTATAACATCACAATAATGTGGATCAATCTCCATTCCATAACACTTGCGATTAGTTTTTTCACAAGCTATTAGGGTTGATCCAGAGCCAAGAAATGGCTCGATAACTTTCTTCTGACTGCTTGATTTAATAATTCTTTCAATCATCTGTACGGGTTTTGGTGTTGCGTGTCCATATCGTTCTTTACTTTTCACTCTTTCAAATTCCCAGACATCGGTCATATTATCGTGGGTGTTATCAAAGTATGCTCTTGTTAAGTAAAATTCTTTTTTCAAAGCATCGTAATCTTTTTTTAAAGCATCGTAATCTTTTCTAAAAGCATCGTTTTTACAGTAATTCTGCCAAGATTTGTATGTTTCTTCTGTTGGTATCATCCATTGAGATTTATCAAACCAATGACAACCACTATCTTCTGAATGCCCTGCAATTCTTTTAAAGTCTTTTATAGTTAATCCACTTTTTTTCTTTTCTTGCTTTAGGTAGTTAACAACCGAATCCCAACCATCCCAATAATTATCAGCATTGTTATTAAATCCTTGCTCACCTAAGATAAAAAATAAACATCTCTCTGTTACTGTTGCGTATTGTCTGTGTTTATCTGATGACATTCCTAACCCATATCCCTTACTCCAGACAATCTCGTTTCTAATTGTCATTATTTCACTATCTTTAAATCCGCTCACATACCATAATCGCCACAAATCTTCAGCTTTACCCCAGATATAAGCACTTCCATTGTCTTTTATATATGGTCTAAAAGCCTTCCACCACTCCATTTGAAAAGCATCAAGTTTTTCACGATATAAATTATCATTAATTACTCCATCTTTTTCTTTTCCCATTCCATAGGGAGGATCAGAGTGCAATAACTCAGCCTTCTCACCATCCATTAGTATATCAACATCTTCCTTTTTTGTCGCATCCCCACATAATAAACGATGCTCTCCTAATATCCATAAATCACCTGCTTGTGTAATAGGTTCTTCTACTTCTGGAATCTCATCATCATCAATCAATCCTACTGTAGGTTCATCTTCATAGAATTGTAATTCATCATTACTAAAACCCCACTCTGTAAGTTCCCCCACATCAAAGTAATTAGCCAAAGCATCATAATCCCACTCACCTACATTCTTATTTAATCTAATGTTTAGTTCTTTCTCTTGGTCATAGGATAAGTCAATCTCAACACATGGGATAGATTCTAGTCCTATCTCTTTAGCAATGCGTAACCTTTGGTGTCCACCTACTAGAATGTTTTTTCTGTCTTTGTTTTTATTTACTATGAGAGGATCAACTAATCCGAATCTGTTTATAGAGTCTTTTAGTTGTGTGTATTGGTCTTTGGTTAGCTGTCGTGGATTATACTCAGCCATTACCAAGTCATTGGCATTATAATATGTAATATTTATTTCTGACATTTAATAGTTGTAGCTACAACACTAGCGTTATTGTTTCCTGTCTATCGTCACCATACGCACCTTAAAGTAATCTAAAAGCGACTTATTATTTTCTTTTAACGAGTGAGGCACAATAACAAGCCTCTATATATAGTAGTAAAAGTCAACCAAAAATGTATCATTTAAAAGGTAAAAAAAAGGGGTAAAAATTCTAAACTCTAATATTGTTAGAGTTAAAAAAATAAAAAAAGTTTTT